CATTATCTACTCTAAGTAAATTTCCCATTTCAAATGGGATAGTTATATTTGATACTGTCTCGGTATCTCTTGGTTTATCGACATCAACTATTGTTGTTCCAGTTTTTTCAACATCATATCCCCTAACATATGCCTTTCCTGGAGAAATTTTTAGGCACATTAAATCATCAGATGGTATACTTCTCCCTTCAGTTCTTTCGTTTGAGAAAAATAAACCGTTATTTCCAAGTCTGTTGTTTAATGAATTATGAACTGATGGATTGAAAGGAACAACAGCATAGTCACCTGATTCATCATATGTTCTCTCTGCCATATAATCACGAATTTGATTATATTGGGTTTTGTTAGAAATTTTTTGAATTTTGCCGTTTTTTAATCTCAAAAGTTCGACAAAATCTGTATCATTAATATCACTTATTAACTTTTTAGTTAAAGTTAAATTAATTTTAAATCTATCAGCACCTGGTGCAGCAAAGTTTGTAAATCCCTTTGCGTTATCAAACAAAGAATCATCATCTTTTGATCCTATGATCAATTCGTCAATTTTCAGTCCAACTCTATATGATGGTGTGTTCGTGTAGTTATCAAGTAATATTGTTTGTTGGGAAACATTTACAAAGTATCCTCTAATAAAATATATTCCTTTACCAATCGAAGCTGCTGAACCGATTGCTGTTGCATCAGAAGAAATCAGAGATGCAAATTCTGTTCCTGCAGAAATGGTAGTATTTCCATAAGTTACATTTTCGGTGGCAGTTAATGATTCACCATCCAAGAACTGAGTGAATTCAAAATCACTATCCGAATCAAGATATTTTACATATAAAGTTAAATTTTCAAAATTATTTTCATCTGCATACTCTACACGTTGAATTCTAGCAGTAGTTCCTGATACTGATCCAACTATTTTTTTACCTATGAAATTTTCAATATATAAAGCAACATCAACTCCAGAACTAGTAGCATTAAGTTTTACAGCATAAAACTGCCCATCAAAAGAAATATTTCCTGGAACAACAACCGAACCCTCTTTAAATATATGACTACCAAAAGATTCTATTTGACCCTGTAAAAGAGACTGTAAAGTAGTTAATTCTCTCGCTTGAACTGGAAATCCTGGTTTAAATAATACTTTATAAAAATTCTTTTCAGAATCGTAGTCATCATAATATGGATTGATATTTAAGTTTGTTTTTTGTGACATTTTTCTTTAGAATTCCAGAATAATTTTAACGTCTTCTTTTTGGCGAGAATCTCTTTGAATAAGAGGTCTATTGTCAATGTAAATAATTTCCCCTGTCTTCTTATTTATCTCTGGATCTGCAAGTCCATCTGTAAACGTAATTCCTAAATCTATCTCTTTAGCATTTATTGTTGTCTTAATTCCTGAGAATCCAGTATCAATAGATCCTGTAAACGGAGAAATAGTATTTGCTGAAGACTCAAAAGACAGCAATTTACTATCACTACTAATAGTATCAACATCGGTGTGATCTTTTTCGTTTCCAAAATACAAAGATCTATCTTGGAAATATTTTAACACTTTAGTTTCACCATCATATGATGCAACATATCCCTTTGCAGCACCTCCACTGACAGATTGTGAAATAGCTGCCCCAACTACAGGATTAGAAGATACTGAAGTTAGTTTTAATGAAAATAAAGACGAATATTGATTTGCACTAAAGATAGTAGTAGAGGAATATTGTTGTGGATTTTTTATTATGCCAACTTGAGTAAATTTTGTATCAACTGGAAAATCTCTATTAGAATCATCAAATCTTGCATAAACTAATACTTTGTCTGTGCCCAATTCTGTATAAATGTCATGTCCATGTCCTTTTGACGGTGGAATGATTGGTATTAATTTGGCAGGATCAGCCAGAGTTCCTGAGGGTTGTATAGATCCCAAATCAACAATTCCATAAGTATATCCGCTACCACCAGCAGTTACAACAGCAGAAGTTATCGTTCCTGATGCATCCACTTCAATCGAAACTTTTGCACCAGTTCCATCGCCATTAATGTTTACAATTCCAGAAGTATAATTTGATCCACCATTAGCAATATATACTTTTTTAATTTGATTCAAGTTTACATCAGAGTCACCTGCCTCTCTAACACTTTGAATCTGACTATCTGTTGTTGTTGACCAATCATTTGGAACTACAACATAATCTGTAGAATCAAATTTTATAATATCACTAGGGGAAACAGAAAAAAGATATTTCCAAATATAACCATCACCACTAGTTCCAGCTGCGGTTGGTTCTAGATCAGTGAACGTTGGTTCGTCTTTTGATACATTTCCTTTTAAATTAGTTCCAGATGAACCATTATCAATACAAACGTAAACTCTAAAATCACTATTAATTACATAGTAATTTGTATCATACAATCTGCTTAGATTTGAATTGGGGGCAGGATTAGAAATACTGTAGTCATGCCTATACATGTCATAACGAGTATTTGCAGCCCAAGTGACCTTCCTTATCAATCTCCTAACATTAGATGTGGTAACCTTTTTGCCAAATAATGAAGTATCTCTGTAGTGAGATGTAAATTGCAAATTATCAGTTGGTGATGGCGTATTACTATTCCACTCACTATCAGAAGTAGTTCTGCCAAAACCAGATACTGGATTGGAAGGATTTGGCAATCCCAAAAAAACATAATAAGAGTTACTCGTGTTTGCTACAGAGTCTACAAAATTACTTGCATTTGATATTCTAAATTGATCTGTTACTACCGCAGCCATGTTAATAGTTTTTTAGATATTTATAAGGGAATTGTCATTATATGGTTTTTGGAAGTGCTCCTCCATCTCTTAATCCAATACCTCTTCTTTGAATTGTTGGAAAAGTTGTGAGTCCAACATCAACAGTGTTTCCAGTAACTGCTATAGAAACTGGAGAGGTTGCTCTAGAAATTCCAGCAAGTCTTCCCCACGAGAATCTTCCCACAGGATTATCTGAGTTAGATGTTGTTGCTATACCAACAACCGAAGTTCCAGAATCTACATAACAAACAATAGAACCAGCAGCGCCAACGGAAGACAATTCCTGGATAAAGTATATATTATCGACAAAAGTTGTCCCTACACCAACAACTGATAAAGAGTTATTTGCAACGGATGTTACACCTGTTCCAACTTGCGTATCAAAGATATAAATTGGATATCCTACAGAAAGATCTGTGTAATTTGTCACATCAGACCTATGCAAGTTAAACTGAATTGCTAATGTTCCTATTCCCTGAGCATTTACAGTGGTAATTCCAGTAACAATTCCAGAGAAACCCTGAATCACATCAATACTAGATACTTCTTCATAAGTTGGACCTGGAAGAGATACGAGGACTTGTGGTGCTATTGTATATCCAAGTCCTGGATTATTAACCAGAACTGATGTAACAGTTCCATTAGAAATTGTAGCAGTAGCAGTTGCTGTTGTTCCAACACCGACTCCAATTTCAGGTGGAGCAATGACAGAAATAGTTGGTGTTGAAGTATATCCACTACCACCAGAAACAATTGTATATTCTGTTATAGTTCCGGCAGTAGAAACAGTTGCTGTAAGTGCAGCTGCGACTGGATCTGTAGAACCAGCAACAATAAGGCCACTGAACTCTGTAGCAGAATCATAATCAAATAAATCCGCATCTTCTACAAATATTTCAGTGTCACCACTCTCAATTGTATTAATAATTTTTGCGGTTGGGAAAATTTGTGCCTCTATAGAATCTCTAGTCTTAGAAACAATTTCACCATTGATAACTCTATCAACCTTCTGCTTTATCCATGCAAGTGGTTTGAAATTAGTTTCATCTATTCCGTTTCCTGAATACAAGTTTGTTTCAAACTTATCAGAGAAGGATAAGTCAAAGACAGTTCTCTTATCTTGGGTTACCGTTCCTCTAATAGAATTATTTTTATATACTTGTACTAAATCACCACGTTTGATGGTTTGATTTATGGTCGTAATCAATTGATCATCATCATTTCTAGTTCCTCTATAGAAGAATATATCAATATTATCTTCGGGTTTAGGTGCTTCAGAGAAACTAAATGATGTTCCACCATCAAAAGAATATGCAACTCCGGGATCTTGAATTACTCCATTAACAACGACTAATAGAGCATTTGCCAGATTAACTCTAGTTCCTGCCTCTGCCTCAAAACTTATAAGTTCATCATTATAGAATAATGGGAATCTTGTTCTTGACGAATCTTGGAAGTTCTTAATTGAATCAATATAGTCGAATTCGCCAAATTGCCATGTGCCAATAGTGTCATTGTATACATCATC